TTCTTTTATATTTCTTTTCTTTCGGGAGAGGGTGCTATATGCAGGATGTATCTATGTTGTGTGTATGTAACTATACAAGGGAGAGCACAGGAAGAGGGAGAGAAAGTTTCCACGCCCGTGGTGAGAAATAAAAGATGGCGTGTTACCGTCGGAAATAGGAAGCTCGGTTCCCCGAGCGGGGGATAAGAATGCTGTGCGATAAGGCCGAGGACGGGGGGCTTGCAGCATAAAAAAGAAAGGCGGTGGCGGCATGGCAAAAGCAGGGTGTCATCCCAAATATGCGACGGTCGAAGAAATGCAGGCCGTCATTGACCAATACTTCGAGGATTGCAAGGGCGAGCCGATCATAGGGGACGATGGTATGCCAATCCTCGACAAATTCGGGCAGCCGTTTATCATTCATCAGCGCCCACCGACGGTGACGGGGCTCGCGCTTGCGCTGGGATTTACGAGCAGGCAGGCGCTGCTGAACTATCAGGCAAAGAAAGGATTTGTTGACACGGTTACGCGCGCGAAGTCTCGCATCGAGGCTTACGCAGAGGAACGGCTCTTCGACCGAGACGGCCAGCGTGGCGCTGAATTCAGCCTGAGATACAATTTCCGCTGGGTAAATGACGAGAAGAAGGAAGACGGCGGAGAGAGCGTGTGCGGCGTGGCAGAGCTGCCCGCGGTGATGCCTGCTCCGCAGGACGCGGGAGGTGATGCGAATGGCGAAGCGTAGCGTGGTATGGAAGCCGCAGCCCAAGCAGGCGCTCTTTATGAGCCGCTGGGAGGACGAGGCACTATACGGCGGCGCAGCCGGTTAGGCGGGGGGAAATCCGATGCGTTGGTCATCGAGGCATTGCGTCAAGTAAATATCCCGTATTACAAGGCAATCATCCTGCGAAAGACCTTCCCACAGCTTGCCGAGCTCATTGACAAGACGCTGAACTACTACCCGCGTATCTATCCGGGCGCGCGCTACAACGGCAGCAGCCACACATGGACATTCCCGAGCGGGGCAAAAATCATCTTCGGCTCGATGCAGTATGCAAAGGACAAGATCAAGTATCAGGGACAGGCGTATGACTTTATCGCATTCGACGAGCTGACCCACTTTACATGGGAAGAATACAGCTACCTCTTTTCCCGCAACCGACCGAACGGGCCGGGGACGCGGGTGTATATCCGCAGCACGGCGAACCCCGGCGGTGTGGGGCACGGATGGGTCAAGGAACGTTTCATCACGGCAGCGCCTCCGATGAGGACCATCCGCGAGGATGCCGTCGTGCGCTTTCCAGATGGGCACGAAGAACATCGGCAGAAGAGCCGCATCTTTGTTCCGAGCACGGTATTCGACAATAAGATACTGCTCAAGAACGACGACAGCTATTTGACGCGCCTTGCGTCGATGCCGGAGGCGGAGAAGAACGCACTGCTCTACGGCGATTGGGATACGTTCTCCGGGCAGGTGTTTACCGAGTGGCGCAATGACAACGAACACTACCGCGACCGCATCCATACGCACGTCATCGCGCCGTTCCAAATCCCACGCGAGTGGCCAATCTGGTGCGCAATGGACTGGGGCTATTCAAGGCCGTTTGCCATCGGCTGGTTCGCGGTCGACCAAGATAGGCGGCTCTACCACATCCGGGAATATTACGGCTGCACGGGCACACCGAACGAGGGCGTGAAGATGGAACCGACGGCAGTGGCCCGCGAGATGAAGCGCATTGAGGCAGAAGACCCGAATCTCAAGGGGCGGCACATCTTCCGTGTGGGCGACCCCGCGATCTGGGGCACGCAGGGTACGGAGAGCATCGGATCGCTCTTTGAGCGCGAGCGCGTCTACTTCGAGAAGGGGGATAACGCCCGCATCGACGGCAAGATGCAGCTGCACAACCGATTCGCGTTTGATGAGAACGGCGTGCCGATGCTGTATATCTTCGATACGTGCAAGAATTTCATCCGAACGGTTCCAAACCTCGTTTATGACGAAAAGGACGTTGAGGACGTGAACACCGAGCAGGAGGATCATATCTACGACATGACACGCTATGTGTGCATGGAGAATCCCATTGCGGCGCGGGTAAATAAGCCGCCGAAGCCGGTCTTGTACGACCCGCTGGACATCAATACGCCGAGCTACGACAAATATGCGTGGTTCCAACACAACTGACAGGAGGGGGAAGACATGGCAGGAACGAGAAAATTCCCGCAGACGCAGCAGCAGGCCGACGCGGCTGGCGCTGCTGCGATGTTGGATGCAAAGGCAGAAGCGCCGCTTGTAGGCGCATTCCGCGACAGCGACGCGGCGATGAGCAGCGGCGCAGCCATCGGCAGCAAGGAGATCGGTGACGCCGTAGAAACGCTGCAAAAGTACAAGCAGGGCAAGAGCAACTTCGAGAATCGCATCATCAGCGAGGAGCGCTGGTGGAAGCTTCGGCATTGGGAGGATATCCGACGCGGGGCGAAAGACGCGGGGGAATCGCCCGAGCCTGCGAGTGCATGGCTGTTCAATTCGATCATGAATAAGCACGCCGACGCGATGGACAACTACCCCGAGCCCGTATGCCTGCCTCGCGAGCAGAGCGACGAGGAAAGCGCGCAGACGCTCTCGTCTGTGCTGCCGGTCATCATGGAATACAACGAATTTGACAGCACATACAGCTTCGAGTGGTGGGAAAAGCTCAAACACGGTGTGGCGCTCTATGGGGTGTTTTGGGACAAGGAGAAAGACAACGGGCTCGGCGACATCGCTATCGAGGGCATTGACCCGCTGAATATCTTCTGGGAGCCGGGTATTGAGGACATCCAGAAGAGCCGCAACGTGTTTACGGTGGCGCTCGTCGACCGCGACATCATCGAGGACGAATACCCGCAGTTTGCGGATAAGCTCAGCGGCAGCAGCATTGAAACGGCAAAATACGAGTACGACGACACAGTGGACACGAGCAACAAGGTCGCCGTGATCGACTGGTATTACCGCAAGAAGGCCACAGACGGGAGGACGGTACTGCACTACGCGAAGTTTATCGACGAGGAGCATATCATCTACGCCAGCGAAAATGACCCAGAATATGCGGAGGGCGGCTTCTACGAAGACGGCGAATATCCGTTCGTGTTTGACGTGCTGTTCCCAGAAAAGGGCACACCTGCGGGATTCGGATATACGGCCATTGCAAAGGACCCGCAGCTCTACATCGACAAGCTGTGGGGCAACATCCTCGAAACTTCAATGATGGGCAGCAAGCGCCGGTACTTTGCGAGTGAAAGCCTGAACATCAACGAAGAAGAGTTCCTTGACTGGCGCAAGCCGATCATCCACGTGTCCGGCCAGATCGACGAGAGCAGGCTCCGCGAAGTAACGACGCGCCCGCTCGATTCCATCTACGCGAATATCGTGCAGATGAAGATCGACGAGATGAAGGAAACGAGCGCAAACCGCGACGTTTCCAACGGCGGCACGTCCTCCGGCGCGACAGCTGCTGCGGCGATCAGCGCATTGCAGGAAGCGGGCAACAAGGCGAGCCGCGATATGATTTCGGCGTGCTACCGCGCGCAGGCGAAGATCGTGAAGCTGTGCATTGAGCGCATGCGGCAGTTCTACGACGCAGCGCGTACTTTCCGCATCACGAATGAAATGCCCTACGAGTATGCGCAGATCGGCGTGAACGAGCTCGGCGATCAGGTGACTGGTGTGGATAGCCTCGGCAATGACCTGTTCCGCAGGCCGGTCTTTGACATCAAGATCAAGGCGCAGAAGAAGAATCCCTTCTCCCGTGCGGAACAGAACGAGCGGGCAAAAGAGCTGTATTCGCTGGGATTCTTCTCCCCAGACAGGGCACAGGAAAGCATGATTGCGCTCGACATGATGGACTTCGAAGGAATCGACAAGATCAAGAGCCAGGTCAACGAGGGCGCGACGCTCTACAACGTCGTGCAGCAGCAGAGCGATCAGCTGCAAAAGGCGCTCGCGGTTATCCAGCAGCTTACGGGACAGGACATGGGCATCGGAACGGCGGGCGGCACGCAGAGTGGCGGCTCGACACGTAAGAGCGGCAGCGGTGGAATTGAGAGCAAGAACGCTGACGCACAGAGCGCACAGACGCCGTACATGCAGAAGCTTGCCGAACAGTCTAAGCCGAACATGGACACGGGAAGCAGCGCGGCAATGCCGGGGGTGTAAGTGCATGACGATGGTTCACATCGAGCACGAAATTGGTCGATACATGATCCTGTGCGAAGGACATTCGGCGGACGAGAAATGCTGCAATTACATCACGGGTGTGATGTATGCCTTCGGCGGCTATGTGAAGAACATGGAAGCTGAGGGAGAGTGCGAGGTCTATGGCTTCGAGATAGACGATGGTGCGCCGCGCTTCCTCATCCACTGCGGCGGCGACGAGCGCATCGAGGCGGCATTCATCGCCGCGTGCATCGGGCTCAAGCAGCTGGAAGACACGAGGCCGGACGCGATCTGCGTGCACGTCAAAGAGAATTAAAAAATTTTTCTCGCCCGTGGTGAGACGGAGGAAGCCGCATGTTACGCTTTAGGCGTGCGAGTGGCTTCCTCCTATTCATACGCCCGCGAGGGAGGGTCGGCGTTTTTCTTCATCTTTTCGCCGCTCTCCCCTCCCCTGCGGATGATGGGAAGCGCTGCACGGCCTACACGGAGGGCCGAATATCCGCGATTTGACAAGCAGGAGGGATACCATGAACCTCAAAACTACGCTTCGCGTGATCCTGAGTCTCTTTGATGGCGGCGCTGCCGCTGCGGGGACCGCTGCCGGTGCATCGGGCGGCGCTGAGGGAGGCGCGAGCGCACAGGGCGAGACCACGAATGCAAGCTCTTCTCCCACCCGGAAGGGCAAAACGGGCGAATACGCCAACGTCGTGTTCGGCAAGCAGGAGACACCTGACGATACGGGGACCTCTTCTGGCGAGCCGAAGGGCGAGGGCGCGAAGATGCAGCAGCACGACGCCGGGGCTGCGGAAAAAGGCAGGGAAGACCTGAAAAAGGAGTTCCTTGACCTCGTAAACGGCAAATACAAGGACGTCTATACCGCGGAGACGCAGCGCATCATCAACCGCAGATTCGGCGAAGAGAAGGCCAAAGACCAGAAGATCGCAGATTCGCAGCCCATTATCGACACACTGATGCGCCATTATGGCGTGTCGGACGGCGATATGAGTAAGCTGCGTGCGGCTTTTGAGGGCGATGCGGCGCTCAACAGCGTGCTCTACAATGCGGAAGCGGAGAGCATGGGCATGAGCGTGGAACAGTACCGCGAGTATGCGCGGATGCAGCAGGAAAACGAAGCGCTCAAACGCCAGGAAGAAGACAGGCAGCGCCAGCAGAAAGCCGACGAGACTTATAACGACTGGATCCGTCAGGCGAGCGAGCTGGTCGGCACGGCGGACGCACCGGGCGAGTACCCTGACTTCGACCTCAAGCGCGAAGTCGCGGAGAATCCGCGTTTCATTGCGATGCTGCGTGCTGGCGTTCCTGTAAAAGACGCTTACGAGGTATCCCATTTAGGCGACATTCAGGCTCGTAGCGCGGCGAAAGCTGCGGCGGAGATGGAAAAGCGCGTGATGGACAATGTCCGCGCGAAAGGAATGCGCCCGAACGAGAATGGAACCACTTCCCAGCCGGGGGTCATTGTCAAGAGTGACCCGAGCAAATTCACGAAGGCCGACCGCGCAGAGATCGCAAGGCGCGTTCGGCGCGGCGAGCGCATCGTATTCTGATGCCCGCCTAATTTACCGACTGTAAGAAGGGAGACAAAACTCTATGAAGAAGTTCAAAGACATTTTCATTCTGCCCGTTATTCTGAGCCTGTTTGAGGGCCAGACGAACGTGACGACCGATGCCGGTCTCTCGGGCGAGATGAAGACCTACTACTGCGACACCCTGATCGACAACGCCGAACCCGAGCTGGTGCATGACCGCTTCGCGCAGAAGCGCAACATCCCCAAGGGCAAGGGCAAGGAAATCGAGTTCCGTAAGTATGATCCGCTGCCCAAGGCCTTGACGCCCATCACCGAAGGCGTGACGCCCAAGGGACGTAAGCTGTCCATGACCACGCTGACCGCGCAGGTCGACCAGTACGGCGATTTCGTCGAGATTTCCGATATCCTCGACCTGACCGCCATCGACAACAACCTGCAGGAAGCGACGGTGCTGCTCGGCTCTCAGGCGGGCCGCACGCTCGACACCATCACCCGCGAGGTCATCAACGGCGGCTCCAACGTCCAGTACGGCGAAGGTCAGGTGACGGGCCGTCATCTGCTCGTTGGCGGCGAGGCCGCGGGCAACCACTATTTCACGGTGCGCGCCGTCCGCAAGGCGGTTCGCTTCCTGAAAACCATGAACGCCCCGCGCTATGAGGGTTCTTACTGGGCCATCATTCACCCTGACTGTTCCTACGACATTCAGGATGACCCTGATTGGAAGCGCCCGCACGAGTACAAGGACACCAGCAACATCTACGACGACGAGATCGGCAAGATCGCGGGCGTCCGCTTTATCGAGACGACCGAAGCGAAGGTGTTCCACGCGGATGACCTGACTGAGGGCGCACGCGACCTGACCGTCAAGAGCGCATCCAGCAAGGTCTTGACCGTAAACGAGGCCATCACTACTGCTGACGCCGCAAAGTTGGCTGGCCGTGAGGTCGTCATCGGTGGTGCACTTCTTGAGATCGAGAGTGCCACGGCCGCGGGTGCTGGCAGCGCGACGATCACGTTGAAAGAAGCGCCTGCTGCCACCCCGACGGCGTCGACCACCATCTATCCGGGCGAAGCCGGTGCGAAGGGCCGCAACGTCTACTCCACCCTCATCATGGGCGCGGAGGCTTACGGTACGACCGAGCTGACCGGTGGTGGCCTTGAGCACATCGTCAAGCCGCTCGGCTCTGCCGGTACGGCTGACCCGCTGAACCAGCGTGCAACCGTCGGCTGGAAGGCGACCAAGGTCGCCGAACGTCTGGTTGAGGCGTATATGATTCGCGTGGAGACCACTTCTACGTTTGACGAGACCCCGCTGACCTAACCACCAAGGGGGCGGCTGTGAACGCCGCCCCCGCCACTGAAACGGAGGAAAGACCGATGAGCGAAGCAAAGAACGCCGTTGCGGCTGTGAACGCCGCCCCCGCGGGCGAGGAGTACGTCAGCGTCCGCCTGTTCAAGGACAGCGGCAAGTACAAGGATGACCTGCTGGTGTGCGTGAACGGCGAAAGCTGCCTGATTCAGCGCGGCGTGACCGTACAGGTCAAGAGAAAGTTCCTGTGGGCCATCCAGAACCAGATGAGACAGGATGCCTCGACCGCAAATCTCATCCAGACGATGAGCAGCGACTACGTTGAGAGCGCGAAGGCCCACAACGCGTAAGTGAATACGACCGCGAGACACGAAAAATGAGTTGCGACACGGCGCAGCAAGGGACGAAAAAGTCGCTCTTGCTGCGCCGTTTTCCATAAGAGAGGTGACAACATGGTTATTGAAAATGCTTACGCGCTCGAAGAGATCAAGCTCGGGCGCAGGGGCGAGAATCAGGCGCGCAAGGTCGTCTTTGACGTGCTGGGAAAGTGGCGCGAGGGCTATGGCGAGGGCGTGGCGAGCCTGATTGTGCAGCGAAACGGCGATGCGCAGCCGTATCCCGTGACGGTGACAGAAGAAGACGGCGCGCTCGTGTGGCTGGTATCGAGTGTTGATACGGCGGTGGCCGGTGAGGGCGCGGCAGAGCTGCGCTATACCGTTGGCGATACCATTGTGAAGAGCCAGATATATAAAACACGCGTGCGCGAAACGCTGGAAAACAGCGGAGAGGCACCGCCTCCGGCCTATCAAAGCTGGGTCGATGAAGTTTTGCGGGCGGCGGCGGATGCGGAGACGGCGGTTTCCAAGATGCCATACGTCGACGAGACCACGGGCAACTGGTTCAAGTGGGACGCCACGGCGGGCGCTTTTGCCGACACGGGTGTTGCCGCGACCGGTCCGCAGGGCGAAGTCGGCCCCAAGGGCGACACCGGCGCACAGGGACCAAAGGGCGACACAGGCTCGACCGGCCCCAAGGGCGACACGGGCGCAACCGGCGCACAGGGTCCAAAAGGCGAGACCGGCGCAACCGGCGCGACCGGTCCGCAGGGCCCCAAAGGTGAAACCGGCGCGCGCGGCCCGCAGGGAGAGCAGGGCATTCAAGGCGAGATTGGCCCCGCTGGCCCGCAGGGCACAAAGGGCGACAAGGGCGATGCCTTTACCTATTCCGACTTCACGGCGGCACAGCTTGCCGCGCTGAAAGGCGACAAGGGCGATACCGGCCCCCAAGGAGAGAAAGGTGACATCGGCGCGACCGGACCGACCGGCCCCGAAGGTCCGCGCGGCCCGAAGGGCGAACAAGGCCAGCAGGGGCAGACCGGCCCGCAAGGAGAGACGGGGCCAGCAGGCCCCAAAGGGGACACCGGCAAAGGCTTCAAGGTGCTGGGCTATTACGGCACGAAGGCTGCGCTGGACGCCGCGCAGAAAGCGACCGCAGCGGCGGGCGATGCCTACGGCGTGGGCACGGCGGAGCCCTACGACATCTACATTTTCGACGGTATTACCGGCGAGTTCATCAACAACGGCCCCTTGCAGGGCGCGAAAGGTGACACGGGGCCCGAGGGTCCGCAGGGCCCGAAAGGCGATCCCGGCGAGACTGGTCCTCAAGGCCCTGCCGGGGCGGATGGAGCCCCCGGCAAGGACGGCGCAAAGGGCGCGGACGGCCTGCCTGGGAAAGACGGCGCAGACGGTGCGCCGGGTAAGGACGGGACAAACGGACGTGACGGCGTGACGTTCACGCCGAGCATGAGCGACGACGGCGACCTGTCGTGGACGAACGACGGCGGCAAGGCGAATCCGCAGACCGTGAACCTCAAGGGCCCGAAGGGCGACACGGGCGCACGGGGGCCTGCCGGCACTGACGGCGCGAAGGGAGATACCGGACCAGAGGGGCCAAGGGGTCCGCAGGGTGAACAGGGCCCGCAGGGCAAGACTGGTCCGCAAGGTGAAACCGGCCCGCAAGGCCTGACGGGCCCGCAGGGTGAGCAGGGGCCGCAGGGCAAGACTGGTCCGCAAGGTGAAACCGGCCCGCAAGGCCTGACGGGTCCCCAAGGCAAGACGGGCCCCGCCGGTGCGGATGGCGCGAAAGGTGCGGACGGCGCAAAAGGCGCGACCTTTACCCCTGCTGTGTCCGCGGTGGGAGACCTGAGTTGGACGAACGACGGCGGGCTTGCGAATCCCGCGACGGTCAACATCAAAGGCCCCAAGGGCGACACCGGCGAGCAGGGCCCGAAGGGCGAGACCGGCGCGACCGGCCCGCAGGGCCCCGCAGGCCCCGTCAATGTCCCCTCCACCACCTCTCTCATCAAGGGCAACGGCTCGGGCGGGCTGGTTGCGGCGACGCGTGGCATAGACTACATCGCATCCGGCAACATCGTCAAGCAGACGCTGGTTGCAACGGAGACCACGCCAACCGAAAACTACGCCATTAACTGGGTGTACGGCTAAGGAGGGACTGAGATGGCTACATTTACTGTAGAGATAACGCCAGATTCTAGCAACGGGACTATCGCCCACGCAGTCGGAAAGTTTTCCGGAGGGTCAAGCAGCTATAAAGGTCAGCGGCGCATGGACGTTGCCGTCAGCGGCGTCGGGACATTTTCTGCGTTATCGCCGGAGACAAGCGGCGGCGAAAACACTTTTTCTCTCGACATCACGGGGCTGACGCCTGGGACAACGTACAACTGGAGCGCGTCACTCTACTACCAAAAAACGTCCGGGAGTTGGGTGACAGCAGGATCGCAGTTCGATAAATCCGGAAGCTTTACGACGAAAAGTGGAGCCCCTGCATTACCAAGTGGATACACAAAACACAAGACCCTCGTCAACGGCACGGCCTACGAAGTTATGGGCGGGAAATGTCTCGTCAACGGCACGGTGTACAACATCCTCAAAGGCAGGACGCTTATCGGCGGGACGGGGGATGACATCACGTTCCCGAGCGCGGGGACGAAGCTGTCGGCGCTGGGCGTCGGGCAATCGGTGTTCACGAACGTCAGCGGTGTGAAGAAGGAATTCTTGGTCGTCCAGCAGGGCTTGCCGAGCAGCTTGTATGACAGCAGCTGCGACGGAACATGGCTGTTGATGAAGGACATCTACGAGATGCGACAGTGGAACAGTAATTCTGAATTATTGTACGAAAATAGCTCTATCCACTCCTATCTAAACAGCACGTTCCTGAGCCTGTTTGATACCAACATTCAGAGCGCAATTAAACAGGCGAAGATTCCGTATCTCAAAGGCGGAAAAGGCGGAAGTGTGCAGAGCGGCGCAAATGGACTGTCCTGCAAGGTGTTTCTTCTTGGAGGTTATGAACTCAACTTTAGAAATATATTTCCGGCGGATGGCGCGGGTTTAGACGGATTCCCAGAGAGCATTATCAATAACCCTGCCTACCTTGCCACTTATAACGGAACCCTCACCAAGTGGTGGCTCCGATCCATAACCACTTTGGACATTAATTATGCAGGATTAGTAAGAGGGTATACCTACGATAGTGCATCCGTAACAGAGAGCAACGGTATCCGCCCCTGCATCATCCTCCCGTCCGACGCCCTCGTGAACGAAGAATTCGAACTTATCGCTTAAAGGAGTGAAACTATGGCAATCTACATCAAAGTCAACAACACTGAATATCCCGCAGCGGTCAGCGGTGCAAACAACGACCGCATGTGGGACGGACGCGACACAAAGACCATCCACCTCGCCATGACCCACGACGAGGCGGCGGCGCTGCTGCCTGATAACACCCCGTGGAGCATCGTCCAGCGCGACACCGTACCCAAGTACGATTCGGACGGCCAGCCCACGGGCGAGACCGAAGAAGTCGTCAACGAGTGGGACAACAGCGCGTACAGCCTGAGCGGGGCCATTACCGACCACCGCGACGGCACAGTATCTATCAAGATGGGCAAGCCCGCGGAAGAGGAAAGCGCCAAAGCGACCGTTACCGCCCTTGCGGGCGCGCCGGTCACATACGCCCGTGCGGTGGAGCTGCGGCCTATCATCGAGCAGGCGACGGTCAGCTTGAGCGACGGCGAGGCGGCGACTGTGCCCGAGCTCATCACGGCATGGGCGTATCCTGTTGCTTACGCGGAGGGCGACCGCAGGAGCTACGGCGGCAAGGTGCACAAGTGCCGTCAGGCGCACACTTCTCAGGCCGACTGGACGCCGGACAAGACGCCCGCGCTGTGGGTTGTGATCGACGTTACGCACGCGGGCACGCAGGATGACCCCATCCCCGCAAGCCGCGGCATGGAGTACGAGTATGGCAAGTACTACCTCGATAGCGAGGACGGCAAGACGTACCTCTGCGAGCGTATCGGTGAGCAGTCCGGTAACAAAATCACTCTCCAGTATCTGCCGCACGAGCTCGTGGGACAGTATTTCACGGAGGTCTAATGTATGAAAATGCTGAAAGCTATCCGTGACGCGGATGCGCTGCGGCCTAACAAATTGAGCACGCCGCGCAAGGCGGAAATTCTCATGGTGCTTGAGCACCGAATCGCCGAGATGATGGGGGAGGAAGCCCCCGTTCTCAAGGTGAGCGTGGAGGATGACACAGCAAGCGTCGATGATATGGAATTGCTGCTGCCGGACGGGCACAACGAGTGTTACCACCTATATCTGGCAGCGCAGCTCGACGCCTACAATCAGGACAGCGCGCTCTATGCCAACGACCACGCCATTGCCAACGATGCGGTGGCCGATGCTATGGCATGGTGGCGGCGCGAAAACCGCAAAGAAAGCAAGGGCAACTGGAAGGTGTGATGACAAGTGCCGACGACATTTCAGCTGGTGGAGACGACCTTCCCGAACGGCGAAGGCAAAGACACGCAGGAGCAGATCAACGGGGTCTATGACTACCTTTTCGTGCTTCTGGAACAGCTTCGGTATACGCTCTTCAATCTGGACGGGAGCAACATCAATCAAAATGCACTGAGCGAGTTTATCAAGAATATCCGCGAACCGATCTACGCCAAGATCGAGGACACGAACAAGAACGTGAATGAGCTGAGCATCACGGCGGAGGGACTATCTGCGGAGATTGCAAACGCCAAGGGCGACATTACCCAACTCGGCGCGAGAGCAGACGGTCTCGCCGCGCGCATCGGCGACGCCGAGGGGAACATCACGCAGCTGCAAGCGACGGCGACGGGGTTGCAGGCGAGCATTTCGAACCTGAACGGCAGCGTGACAAACCTGACGGCGGACGTGAACGGCATCCGCGCGACGGTGAGCACCAAGATCGACGCGACGCAAGCGCAGAGCATCTTTGACCAGAGCGCGACCGGCTTCACGCTGGGCGCGACGAGCGGCGAGAACGGCACGACCTTCAAGCTCAATTACAACGGCGTGCAGGTAGCGAGCACGGGCAGCATTGATCTGTGCGTGGATGCAGTGAACATCTATGGCACGCTGACAGCGGGTGCGCTGCGCGGCGGAAGCGTGAGCCTGCTGGCCGGAGATACCCCTGTCGGCAGCATGGATCTTGCCTACACGGGCACGGGGCAGGTCGGCGTCGGTCTGACGGCGACCTATGGTGGCATGAAGATGCACGCAGCGGGAAATATCTTTCTTGAATCCGAGCTGGGGCCGTTTGCATTGATCGGAAAAGACAATGCCAGCGACTACCCTGTCGTCTCGCTCGGCGGCGGCTATCTGGTGCTGAGCGGCAATTACACGTTCGGCGCTTCGCCGCCGAGCCACGCGCCGTATGGCACGGTGTTTTTCATCGAGGAGTAAGGCATGGAGAGCTTTTATTGTACGCTGTCGCCGGTCGACGGAGACGGGACACAGCTCAGCGTCTACGCACGGTTTACTGGCGGCGCGTCGGATTACACGTATAAGCGCTCAATCGACATCCGCATCACGGGCGTCGGGACGTTCTCGTTCGATTCGAGCGAGGTCGGCGGTGGTACGAGCACCTTTGTCGGCACGATCACAGGGCTCACACCGGGCACGACATACGAGTGGATATGCAACATGTACTACTGGGGCGGATCGTGGATCGTCTCAGATTACAGCGATTCCGGCACAGCCACGACATACAGCGGCGGCGGCAGCGGAGGCAGTGCGAAGGCGGTCATCAACGTCGGGACGTATGCCTATCCGAACTGGAAGAGATACCGCGCGATCGTCAACATTGGGACGTATTACAACACAAATTGGCTATCGGTTCGACCGGTCAACAATTACGGGAGCTATTCGCAACCCGATTGGAGGTAAAGAGCATGAATGAAAAGATCAAGCAGGAAGCGGCGCACGCGATGCGCCTGATCGGCATTTTGAACGTCAACGGCGACGCGGTGGACGTGGTGGCGGCGGTGCGGCAGTCGCTTCGCAATATCGCGATGATCTGCGACGGCACGGAAGCGCCAGAGAAGAAAGAAAGCGAGGGCCCGGATGAGACTGCCTGATATCACGGCATATACGAACCGGCGCGTGCAGCAAGAGAAATTCGGAGGCATCAACCACACGTTCGGTGCGGCGGGCGGCGAGCTCTACGACATGAAGAACCTGTCGGCGCGATACTTCCCGCTTCTTTCCCCCCGTGCGAGGCGCTATACCGTCCGCAAGGATATGGGGACGGCAAACGGCATTTTCAGTGCAGGAAAGCTCTACGAGGTATACGGAACGAAGCTCTACGTCAACGGCGAGGAGAAGTCGACGGTCGCAGACAGCGAAAAGACTTTCTGTGCACTGGGCGAGCGCGTGCTCATCTTCCCCGACAAGATCGTGTGTGAAAAGGACGGCACGATCAAGCCGATGGAGGCGAGCTACGCCGCGGCGGGGCTGAAATTCGGGAATGGTACGTATGCCGACGAAAAGGCGGCGGCAAACAGCATCACGACGACCGGCGCGGCGTTCCCATTCAACGTGGGCGACGCCGTGACGATCTCGGGCTGTACAAAGGAGACCTACAACAACCGCACGCCCATCATCCGAGAGATCAGCGAAGACAAAAAGACGCTGCGCTTTTATGAAAACACTTTCCGCCTGCCCGATGGGCAGGAAAGCATCACGGAGCCCGGAACAGTCACGCTCAAGCGCAGCGTTCCCGACATGGATTTTGTCTGCACGAACGAGAACCGCGTGTGGGGCTGCAAGGGCGACAGCATCTTTGCTTCAAAGCTCGGCGACCCGTACAACTGGAACGTGTTTGACGGACTATCCACGGATGCGTTCAGCGTGGAGAGCGGCACGGCGGGAGCATTCACGGCGTGCGTGAGCTACCTTGGTTACCCGTGCTTTTTCAAAGAAGACAAAATTTTCAAGATGTACGGCACGATTCCGACAAACTTCCAACTCATGTCAAGTGCTGTGCTCGGTGTGATGAAGGGAAACCACAAGAGCCTCGCCGTGGCGGGGGAAACGCTCTATTACCTCTCAAAGGTCGGCATCATGGCGTACAGCGGCGGCATGCCGCGCTGTATCTCCCGCACGCTGGGCGACGATGCGCGCCTCTCTGACGCGGTGGGAGGAAGCGACGGCCTCAACTACTACGTGAGCCTGAAAGAGGATGGCAAGGCGGCGCTGTACTGCTACAGCAGCGAAAACGGCGTGTGGCATAAGGAAGATACGCTTGCCGTGGTGCAAATGGCCTATTCGGGCGGTATCATGGCCTTAGTAGACGGTGGGTGCGTGCTGCTGGGGAATCCGGCAGATATCCCGACCGGCGCAACACGCGAGGGAGCCGTCAGCAGCGAGGCGGAGTTTGCCGACTACGACGGCGGATCGTTTGACGCGAAGCACGTGCAGCGTGTGCGGGCGCGGCTGGAATGCGAGAAGGGTGCAACGGTCGTGTTCCTTGTCAAGTTCGACGACGGCGCGTGGGAAGAGGTCGACCGCTGCGGGGCACAGGAGAAAGACGTTTTCACGCTCAACTGCCCGATCCGCCGCTGCGACCACTTTAGATTAAAAATCAAAGCCACAGGAGAATACCGGCTCTATGCGCTCGAGTACGAATACGTGACGGGCGGCAGAAAGTGAGGGGACAATGGCAGATAATTTCAAACACAAGAATACAGACCTGACGCTCATCAACGATTCGGGCGACCTTGATCTCATCCGGCAGTATACAGAGGCCTACAACAAGGCCTATGCCGAGGGAGACAAGGCGGGCCAGCAGGCGGCGCACGACGCAGCGGAGAAAATCCGCGCGAAGTACGACTATTCCGGCGGCGTGGACGGCAGCGAGTACATCAAACTCGGCACGGGCGCGAGCCCTGCAAAGGCTGACACAAGCTGGCTCGATAAGCTGGGCGACAGCAGCTACAACTACGACCAGAGCGGACAGATCAGTGCAAAGCTCGACGCGCTGCTGAATCGCACGCCGTTTTCCTACGACGCGGCGAGCGACCCGCTCTATCAGCAGTATCGCAAGCAGTACACGCGCGAGGCAGACCGCAGCGCTGAGGATGTGCTCGGCAAGGCGGCAGTGATGACGGGGGGGATGCCGTCCACGGCGGCGGTGGCAGCGAGCCAACAGGCGAGCGACTACCAGATGAGCCAGATGACGGACAAGATCCCCGAATTACAGCAGCTTGCCTATAGCATGTATCAGGATAAATTGAGCGGCGACCGCGCCGACCTGAATACGCTCATCGGCCTTGAGGACAACAACTACAACCGCTGGATGGCTGACCGAAACTACCTCTATCAGCTCGCGCGTGATCAGGTGGGCGACCAGCAGACGGCGGATGCGCTGGCGTATCAGAAGCAGCAGGACAAGCTGAACTATGACTACCAGAAGGAACGCGACGCCATCGAGGACGCACGCTATAATGCGGAATGGCAGTATAAATTGCAGCAGGCCGCGCAGCAGGCCGCGAGAAGAAATACCCGCGTCATCACCACGCCTACGGGCGGCGGCGAGGCGGATTATGATGGCTTGTTCGCAGCGGCGCAGGCAAGCGGCTATCCCAAGAGCTTTATCTCCAACAACTATAAGAAGTACGGCTTTTCCTCTTCAAGCAGTTTGTATGACGATTATGAGAGCTGGCTCGAGGGGCAGGGCGGCGGCAGCGGAAGCGGCAGCAGCGGCAAGACACTGCCGCAGGGTCAGTTTATTGCTCTACTGAGCGGATTCAACACGTCGCTGAAAAACGGTGAAGGCGAGCGTATCCTTTCGACGCTCGACAAGGCATGGCCGCTGATGACGAGTGATCAGAAGGCAGAAATGCAGAAGCTGCTGACGCAGTACGGCTATTCCTACGAGGAGGGCTAAATGGGACGATTAGTAAAAGCGAATCCGGAAGTGGAAGCGAGCAAGGGCCAGACGACGGTTGTTGGAACCGGCACGCACGGCAGGCTTGTGAGAACGGGGGATGTGAAGCGCACATCCCCTACGGGCAATGTGGTGCAGAAGAAGCCGACAGTGCAACCGAGCAAGGCGGCAACGATTCCCGCAAAGTCGAGCAGCCCCATGTTCCGCACGCGGCAGAATGTCGTGACGCCAAAAAATCAAAGCGCGCTTGCGCAGAATCTTGCGCAGGGGGCCTTACAGAAGAAGGACGCGAAGAACTACCAGAGCAAAGAAGCGTTCGAACAGCACGTGCAGGAGGTAAAAGCCCCCACGGTCGCGCAGCGCGTCGGCAACACCGTCAAGGGCGCGGCGAAAACCTATGGCGCGGGGCTCGTCAACCTTACCGGTATGGCGCAGACCGGCAGCGGATTGCAGCGACGCGAGGAAGCAAACACCGAAATTGCCCTGTGGGATCAGGATATCAAGGCACAGCGGGACGTGCTTGCAGACCCCAGCAGCACCGAAAGCGAGCGCGACACTGCTCGAAATGTCATTGCGGCACTGGAAGCGCGGAAAGCCGCATACCTAAAAGCTTACGGCGAGGGCGGCGAGGTGGAGCGCACGGCGGGCAACATCTACAAGGCCGCCGACCGACTCGCCGACAGCGGCGCAAAGGACATCAGCAAGGCAAAGCGCGATCTTGGCGGCGCGGGGCGGCTTGCAGTCGACGTTGGCGTGGCGGGCGCGCAGATGGGCATGGACGCGGCTCTCGGGCTTCTGACGGGTGGCAGTGCACTCCCTGCGATGTTTGTCCGCAGTACGGGCGGAAGCGCGCAGGAAGCACGCAGACAGGGCGCAACGCACGAGCAGCAGGTCAACTATGGCTTTGCAAGCGGCGCACTTAGCGTGGCAACCGAGAAGATCGGCAACGCGGCAGCGCCGTTCAAGAAAATGTTCGGCAGGGGCTTCTTAGATAGCGTCATCGAGCGCACGATGTCGGGGCTCAATAACAGCGCGGCGGGCAAGATCGCGCTGTCGTTCATTGAAGAGGGCGGCGAGGAAGTGATCGAGGATCTTGTCCAGCCCGCGCTGCAGATGATCTACAACGGCAAGACGCTCGGTGGGAGTTACAGCGAGCTGGAAGCGGCGGAGGTTCTGAATGACTTCCTTGTTGGCGGCATTCTCGGCGGTATTGGTGGCGGCGTGGAAGCTGCGGCAAACCGATTCGCGCGCTTTGATAACTCCCTGGGTGAGAGCGGGCGAAAAGCGATTCGCGGCTCGTATCAGGAGGGCAAGGACACGGCACAGCACGTGAAGGACTTTATCCCTGCCTACAATGCGGGCGTGGAGGGAAAGGCGAACCCGAACCCGACGAATGAGACGGCCTATGCAGGCTATGTCGCGGGGCAGAACGACGCGAAGAAAGAGGCAGGAACGGGCGAGCATATTGACAGCCGCACGAAGGAAAATGTATCGAGCAGAAATGTAAACGCTTTCCAGTTTGACCACCCCGAGCTGCACGGTTATTACAGTACGGCGGCAGAGCAGATCGCCGGTATCGCTGATATAAGCCTTTCGCGCGGACAGCAGAAGGGCGCGCGGCAGCGGACGGCAAACGGATACCAGAGAAACAATCAGATATTCGAGACCCCCGCCATGCGCAAGGCGATGAACGAGGGCCTGACGCGCACGCAAATCATTGATGCAGCGCAGCGCATCATCAACGATAATGGACAGGAGAATGTCAAAGCGGCGAAAACGCTCGAGATCGTTCTTGACGACATGCTGACGAATGGGTACACTGCTGTTGATGGAACGGCGGTTGCCCCCAATACGGATTATATTGCAGCAAAGCAGCAGATCGCAGGCGCAGAGGTGCAGGCGACCGGCTTTGACAAGTATGTAACTGACAACCGCCTTGCCCTCGAGACAGGAGATGTGACAATGGATGAGCTGCGCACAGAATATGCGCAGCAGGAAGGAGCCGAACATGGAGAAGCAGTACATTTACGCAACGGCAGCGAACGGGATAACGGTGCGGATCCCCGCGGAGAAGTACGAGGCGTGGAAGAAGGCGCAGGACGAAATCCGGGCCGGAAGGAAGGGCGACACTTCGCAGACAGCGAAGCAGCTTCGCTCGATTATGGAGAAAAAGTAAGCACTGCGAGCTTCGGCATCGGCAGAGGCGCATTCAATGACAGCGTCTATCTTGTGAAGAACGAGACGGCGGAAATGCGCAAGGCGAAGGACCTCGCCAAAGAGCGCGGCCTGCGCGTGACGTTTTTTGCCGGAAATAATCTGACGTTCCGTGACAAGAGCGGGAAAACGTTCCAGGTGCGCGGCTACGTTTCAGGTGACCGCGTATTTATCCGTGCGGATCATCCGGAATTTACGTCGTACCAGATCATGCGGCATGAGGCCGGACATGATATGATCGCAAAGGGCGAAGTCGATTTGAACGAGGTACGCACGCGCATCGATAAGACCTTTACCGGCGGTGAGGTCGACTCCCTCTGCACGGCGTATGCAGACGCTTATGCCGGCACCGAAATGACGGCGCAGGAAATTTGGGAAGAGGTGGTTTGCGACAGCCTCGGCGATATGAACATTTTCGCCGACAGTGAGATCAGCGATGCGGCAGCGTTTCTTCTTGCGCATATCAAGGTGGAGAGCGAAACCGTTGCGCAGGAAAGCACGCGTGCGCCGCCAAGCAAAATAAATGGCAGGGCGAGCATTGAAGAGGCTGCCGATGGCAAAAAGTATGTCCGCGCCGACAGACAGGTCATTTTTGGAAATGACCCGCAGAGTTGGAGCGAACAGCTGGAAGACTATATTAACGGGAAAATCCGCCGTGGACAAGACGTTAAGCTTATCGGCGCGGATGGCGACGAATTGGTTCTGACTGCGACCTCGGCAGGGAAACTGAGCGACAACCACACCAGCGATGGGCGTACTATGAGCGAGGCGGCATTTGAGCGAAAAGTAAATGCAGCATCGCATATTGACGAGTTGGCGCAGGTTTCTGTCAAGGGGGACAGGAACGTTGTAGATCATAACAGTCGACATGGAGACATGGCAAGTAGCGGTTGGAATTATCGCACGGCGTTTTTCAAAGACTTTGACGGGAAATATTACAAGGTTACGATATCGACGGCGCAGAGCGCAGACGGTAAGATGATCTATAATATTGGGCAGATGCAAGAAAGAAGCATCCCCCAAATTAATGGCTCTTCCGCTGCGGACAGCGGCGCTCTGCGAGGGAATGCTTCTGTAGATAGTCTATCTCGTGGCGTACAAAATGTCAAGCTGAAGTTCAGCATGGAAACGCCGGTCGAAGAGACTGACAAACTGATCGCCGTCCACAACAAGGATGAGGCCAGCATCATGTCCGCGCTGAAGCTGGGCGGCCTGCCCATGCCCTCTATCGCCATTGTAAAAGCCAGGGACGGGCACACCAAGTACGGCCCCATCTCCCTTGTGTTCAGCAAGGACACCATCGACCCGCAGCTATTCCGCGCCAACAAGGTGTACGGTGGCGATGCCTGGACGCCGACAGCTCCGCGAGTAGATTACCCCGTGAACAGCAAAAAGGCATCCCAGGTGGAGCACGAGCTGCACCGGCTGGCCGGGGATGTCTCCGTGGCCGGGGGCATCTTCGGGAACAGCGCCGCCCTGCGCTCTATGGGCATCGACAACACCAGCACCAGGAGCACGGCAGAGCTGGCGGAGAAGCTGGCCTCCACGGACACGGTGCGGGCGGCCTATCTGGCAGACCAGGGCAAGAGTCTGGAGCCGGTGAAGATGGACAAGGTGTGGGACAAGTTCGGTAACGACACCCTGCAAAAGGTGGTTGACCGCCTGGGCGTGAACACGCTGGCTGAAATCGAGGCCAACCTGGAGACCGGTGAGAGCGTGAAGGACGCCCTGGGCGAGAATGCCGAGGTCATCCGCGACATTCTCCGGGACTACTACCGGGAACAGGGCGAACCCATGCTCCGCAGAATGGCCGTCAAGAGGCATTGGACCGACGCGGAGATCAACGAAAGACGGCAGAACCGCATCGACAATTCCATGGACGGCGTTTCCATCTTCACCCTGGAGGACATCGTTCACCACGCATGGGATATGTACCAGGACGGCGGCGCGACCAAGGGCGAAATTGACCGGATGGCTACCTCTGACGCGCTGCGCAGCTCCGTGGATGACCACGCCGTTGAGGAGTGGATTGCCGGGAAGCTGGACGGCCTGCTGGGCGAGGCGGGCATCTACAATGGCAAGGACCCCTACACCCCCTCCGGCAATCTCCGCAGTTTCTCGCAGCTCCACTATGCCTACACCCTGGAGAACATCGTCAAGGCGATGAAGGAGGGCCAGGAGGAGCGCGGCGGCAGCACCTGGGGCGCAAGCGCCAAGACCCTGCAATCCGTGGCGACGCCGGAATACCGCAGCATCCAGGAGATCAAGGCGGACAGTGGGCGGCTGGGCATGGACGAGGGGACCGAGTATGAAGCAAAGCTCCAGGCCATTGATGACCAGATCGGCAGCATCATCACGAAGATCAAGCAGGGAAACAAGGCTCATTCCGACAATTCCTTCGTCGAGAGCGACATCATCGGCAGCATCCTGATGGAAACGTCCAAGGGCAAGAGGACGGTGGACGCTATCATGCGGGCCTTCTCCAAGGAGGGGTACAAAATCAGCAGCCAGACGGCCCAGGACATCCAGGCCGTCTACCAGGAGGCGGCGGAAATGCCCACCGGCTACTTTGAGGCCAAGCCCCAGCGCGCCGTTGGGTTTGACGAAGTTTTGGCAGCGGTGATCCCGGACAACAGCAGCGACCGTCTGAAAGCCGCATTGCAGGATGCCGGGGTCAACACGGTGGAATATATCGCCGGAGATGAGGCGGACCGTTTAGCAAAAGTCAACAGCGTGAATGACGCGGCATTCTCCCGCGAGATCCCTGAGGCAAACTACGAAACGTTGAAAAAGAAGTACGGATATATCCCGGCGGGCGAGCGCGCGTACCGAGAGGTACAAGTGCCGAAGAAAACGGCGGACGACAAATACGTCAGCCGCACGATCCGCACGGTGCTGGAAGCAAAGGCAACGCCGGACGCAATGGTGCCGACGTTGGAACGAATGGTGGCAAAAGGAGATTTCTCCTACGACCGCTATACGGACAAGCAGTCCATCAGTGACGCAGAAAGCCGCATCAAAACCGAAGGCTGGCAAAAGACCTTGAATAAATGGAAAAATTCCACCAAAGAGGGAATCAGCAAGGAGAATACGGCGATTGGCTGGGCGCTCTACAACAATGCAGCAAACAGCGGTGATGTGGAGACAGCTATCGATGTGCTCGACACCATCGTAAAGCGCCAGAGAAATGCGGCACAGGCGTTGCAGGCAACGCGGCTGCTCAAGCAGCAGGACCCCGGTACGCAGCTTTATGCGGCGCAGCGCAGCGTGGAGAACTTGACAGAAGATCTCAAAAAGCAGTACGGGGAAAAGGCCCCTGATCTGGAGATTGACCGCGACCTCGCTGAGAAGTTCCTGAACGCAAAGGACGACGATGCGCGCACCGAGGCGATGAAGGAAATCTATCGCGATATCGGCAGACAGATGCCGAGCCGCTTCATTGACAAATGGAACGCTTGGCGCTACTTTTCGATGCTTGGTAATCCACGCACGCATGTGCGCAACATCGTTGGCAACGTAGGATTTGTTCCTGCTGTCACGGTAAAGAACGTCATCGGCGCAGGCATTGAGAGCGCTGCGAACGCGGTGAGCGGCGGCAAAGTCGGACGCACGAAGGCAATCCTGACGACGAAGGACGCAGGGCTTATCAAGGCGGCATGGAGTGACTATGCCAACATTCGCGAGCAGGCTCTCGGCAGCGGCAAGTACAATGATAATGTCAATGTGCGACAGGAAATCGAGGAAGGGCGCACGATCTTCAAACCAAAGCTGCTGGAAGCGATGCGCAAATCTAACAGCACGGCGCTGGATGCGGAAGACGCATGGTTCTCCAAGCCGCATTACGCGGCGGCGCTGGCGCAATTCTGCAAAGCAAATGGCATTACCGCGGAGCAGGTCGCTGGCGGGAAAGGCATTGAAGCGGCACGCGAATACGCGATCAGAGAGGCGCAGAAAGCAACCTATCGAGACACCAATGCGTTTTCACAGATGATCTCCGATCTCGGCAGATACCGCGGGGATAACAAGATGAAACGCCTCGGAAGCACCCTCGCCGAAGGAATCCTGCCGTTCCGCAAGACACCAGCCAACATTCTGGTGCGCGGCGTGGAATACAGCCCTATTGGTTTCCTCAAAAGCATAAGCTATGACCTTGTGCAGGTGCAGAAGGGTAATATGCAGGCGACCGAAATGATCGACCGTGCCGCCGCCGGTCTGACCGGCACGGGGCTGATGATGCTCGGCCTTTATATGGCGAAAGAGGGCATTCTTCGCGGCAGCGGCGGTGATGACGAGAAGAAGAAAAAGTTCGACGAGCTGCAAGGGCATCAGGAATATGCGATGGAGCTGCCAAATGGCACGAGTATTACGCTGGATTGGCTTGCGCCGGAAGCGCTTCCGTTTTTCGTCGGGGCAAACCTTTACGAGCAAATGCAGGCGAACAACGGGTATCTCACTATGAGTGATATGCTTCAGGCAGCAAGCAACGTGACGGACCCGCTTCTTTCCATGAGCTGTCTGCAAAGCCTGAACGACGTTTTTGACGCGGTGGGGTATGCGTCCTCCGGGGACACAAACGCACTAACCAGTGCGGTAGCAAGCGCGGCGACGAGTTATTTGACGCAGGGTATCCCGACGGTCTTCGGGCAGGCGGAGCGCACGGGCGAAAGCGAGCGCATGACGACCTATACGGATAAGAACAAATTCCTGACGCCGGATATGCAATATGCGCTCGGCAAGGCCAGCGCGCGTATTCCGGGCGTTGACTACGGGCAGATCCCCTTTATCGACGCATGGGGACGCACGGAAAGCTCCGGAGGAGTGATCGCGCGGGCATTTAACAATTTTGCGAATCCCGCGTATACCTCGAAGGTAAGCGGCAGCAAAATGGAAGATGAATTGAGCCGCCTGTATGAGGCGACCGGTGAGGCCAAAGTCCTGCCGCAGCGCGCACCGAAATCTTTTACCGTGAATAAGGAAAACAAACAGTTGACCGGCGAGGAATACGTCAAGTACGCCACAAAGCGCGGGCAGACTTCCTATAAGATCGTCAGCGAGCTCACGGGACTTGCGAGCTATAAGTCCATGAGCGACGGCGATAAGGCAGATGCCGTTGCGAAAGCCTACGAATATGCCAACATCGTTGGGAAAATGAGCGTGAGCAATTACCAAACGGACGGATGGGCGGCAAAGGCCATAGATACCGTCAAAAAAACGGGCGTTTCAGAAGCCCAGTATATTGCGCTTTATCTGGCAAAAGGCGGGATCGAAAGCCTGAAGGACAAAAATGGTGATACCATCAGCAACAGCGAGGGATTACAGATCATGGAGCTTGTTTATCAGCAGAAGGGGCTTTCCGATAAACAGCGCGCGGCCCTATTTGAGGACTTCGGCGTCGGGAAGAGCATTCGCCACTGGAACCGCGCGCGGGTGGACGAGCAGCTTGCAATCATGAGGAAGAAAGCGGCGTAAAGAAAAAGAACCTGTCGGTGGTCCGACAGGTTCTTTTGCCCCGTGGTGAATTTGCGGAGGCGGCATGATAGGCTCAATGGAGAACACCATAAAAATAAGGGGGCGTGAAAAATGGACAATGCAAAGCACTACGATGACGCAGAGATCGCGCTGATCGATGCACGCTGCAAGAGCAATACGCATCGAATCAATGAGTTGCAGGAGCACCAAACGGCGCTCGACAGGCTGGCGACGTCGGTCGAGGTGTTGGCGACCAAGCAGGAAACCGTTGAGGGAGACGTCAAAGAAATCAAAGAGGATGTAAAGGCCATCACGGGAAAGGCGGGGAAACGCTGGGACAGTCTGGTCGACAAGGCTCTCGCGGCGCTGGCTGGTGCGTTTATCGCGTGGCTGATTTCTGGTGTAGCCCTATGAAAAAGCTGAGAAAGCGGGACAAGTACGTCATCGCGGCAGTGCTCAACCTCTGCTGGTACTGCATTGCGGTGCTCGTATTGACCGCGCATGACAAGGTAGTGCCGGATAGCCTGACCGTCGCGTGGTTCGCCGCGTGGACGGCGGAACTGGGGCTGCTGGCGGGAATAAAAATCAAGGGAAAGGACGAATAACATGAACGAATTACTGAACAAGAGAATCGCAAACCTTCTCAGCGTGAAAAGCCTTGTGACGATTGCGCTGACGGCGACCTTCTGCGCGCTGACAGTACAGTCGAAGGTGACGCAGGAATTCAACACCGTGTACCTCATGGTCATCGCGTTCTACTTCGGCACACAGAACGCCGCGGGCAGCGCGAAGGGAGAATAAACGCATGAATATCCGCAAATATCCCGCGAACGCGGGGAACGTCGGCGGCACGCGCGCGGCGAGCGGCATTCGCTACATCGTCATCCACTACACCGGAAACGACGGCGACACGGCGCTGAACAACGCCAAATACTACGCATCGAACGTGGTGAAGACGAGCGCGCACTACTTCGTGGACGAGAAAGAGGTCATCCAGAGCGTGGACGACCTGCGCATCGCGTGGGCGGTCGGCGGGAAGAAGTACCCGAGTTGCGCGCAGACCGGCGGCGGGACGCTGCACGGCCGCTGCCTGAACGCAAACAGCATCAGCATTGAGCTGTGCGATGAGAAGAAGAACGGCGTATACGCGCCGGGCGCGAAGACCGTCGCGCAGGCACTTGAGCTGACGAAAGCTCTGATGAAGAAGTACAACATCCCCGCGAGCAACGTCATCCGCCACTTCGACGTGACGGGCAAGCTGTGCCCCGCCTACTGGTCGGGCAAGGAAAACGCGGGCAAGTGGGAAAAGGAGTTCAAGAGCAGGCTTGCGGAGCCGGACTACCGCGAAATGCTCAAAAAGCGCTCCGGTCTGGCGGATGCGACGATGGACTACCTCGCCGCTTACAAATACGGCGGCGACCTGATCCGAAAGCTCGCGGCGATGAAGTAACCCGGAGTTGGAGCGGTCGAAAAAGTAAGGAAGGAGCGGGCGGCGAAAGCCACGCGAAAGCGCTCTGCAAGCCCTACACGGGCATGGACAGTCAGCACAGGTCAATCCGCGCGCAATTATCTTCTATGGCCCCCAAGCGGGCTGTGGCGTATATCTTATCGTTTGAGCTGCCGCAGGACGAAGCGTACTGCCTTATTGAATGCGATGTGCGCGGGAAGAGCCGCGTCGAAGTCGCGGAGACACTGCACGTCTCACCGGAGTACGTGAAGACGCGGCGACGCCGGGCATACAGCAAAATCGCGGACGGCATCAAAAACACATAAAGAAGAGACCCTACAAAGACCTTTTTCAGGCTCTTTGCGGGGCCTCTTTTTCGTTATCATTGAGACAACAAAAGGAGGTGCGCGCATGGACCAGTTTGCAATTGCCGGATACAGCGGCGGAAACTGCATGATGTGTGTTATCGACAACGGTGATATTTTCCAGACCGACTATTTCGGCAACCGCCAGCAGCTCATCGGCAAGACCTCTTCGGCATACGCCGAGCTGGAAGCCACCACGCAGGAGTATTACGACAAGCTTGTTGAGCTGGGCGTCATCACTCCGCCCAAGACGCAGGAGGAGCTAATGGGCGAAATGCAGTCGGCTATGAGCGACATGGCTGCGGTCATCAAAAATCTGACCGATCAGGTAAAGGAGCTGAAGGAAAATGGACCTCAAGCAACTCTTAGCGGCAGCGGCGAGAATGTTTCCCAGCGCCGACCTGCAAGGCGCGGCGGAGAAAGCGGAGCAGGCGATCAGCGGGACGGTTGACACGCTGGAGGGCGTGCAGAGCACGGCGCGCAGGCTCGGCATTGATCCTGGTATCGCCGACAGCCTATATTCGCGCTACGGGCGCACAATGCAGGCGAAGGCCCTGTGCGGGCTTCTCGGCACGACCCCAGAGGCTTTGCGCTCTGACGCCAATAAAATACTCGGCGGCACACAAAACGGTTCACAGGCCCCGCAAAAGGGCAAAGCGGGGCACTCAACCAAATTCCCCCGGCTGAAATAGCTGTTGGAATAATTTTTGAGGAAAGGAGAATGCACCATGAACAACGATCAGAGCACCGGCATGAGCTGGCTCGCGGTACTGTTTATCATCATCGTCATCGCGGCGCTGTTTGGCGGCTTTGGCAACGGCTTTGGCTTTGGACGCGGCAATATGCCGTATCCCGTCAATGACACCGGCTGCAACCGCGTGAGCAACTGCGAGGTCGAAAAGCAGGGGATCATCGACACGTCCCGCACGCAGTATCTCATCGAGCAGCAGAGCAACGACACGCGCATGGCAATCAACGCCAGCACTGAGGCGATCACCAGTCAGGCCAGCCGCATCTACGAGCAGCGCCTGCAGGAGACCATCTTCGACCTCAAGATGGAGAACCAGAACCTCAAGAACGGCATCTTCACCAAGGAGCAGACAGACGCCCTGGCGGCGAAGATCTCCGATTGCTGCTGCGGTTTCAACCGCCGTCTGGATGCGATCGAGGGCCGCATGCTGACCAAGCCCGCACTGTACGGAGTGGCTTCGACCTGCGCAGGCCAGATCATCCCCGCGTCTTGCGGCTGCAACGGCAACGTCAACCTTTAAGACCATATTCCCCGCTCGGGGGACATGGCAGGCCCCTATGGCCGGGTAACAGGCGGGGCAATAGCCCCGCCTATTTTTTATGGAAGGAGAATAAAAATGTCTTGTAAATCTGCTCTTTACGCTGCCATGCAGACGCCTACCGCTGTCGCGGTCGACGGCGTCATTCCTCTTGGCAGCCTTATCCGCCGCTACGGCTGCGACGTGGCCCTCAACGGCAACGCTGTCAACATCACCGGCGCTGGCTACTACGATGTCGACGCCTCGGTCACCGTCACGCCTGCCGCTGCCGGAACCGTCACCGTTACACTCTACAAGGACGGCGTCGCCGTCCCCGGCGCGACCGCCTCGGCGACTGCCGCCGCCAACGGCACGGTCGATCTCAGCATTCCGGCGCTTGTGCGTCAGGTCTGCTGCGCGGAAGGGTCCGCTCTGACGCTGGTACTCGCCGGTGCCGCTGCTACGGTCAATAATGTGGCGCTGCGCGTGCAGCGGATCTGAGAGGTGCGCGATGGTGCAGCTCTTGATCGGGATGCTGCTTGGCGCGATGGTGGCCACGCCCACAGGGCGCAGCATCGGCAATCAGATCGGCGACGCGGCACTGGCGGAGATCAAAAAAGCAATGCCGAAGCCGACCGCAGAAAGCGAGGAAGAAAATGAAACTCATTGAAAAACTGTCGGCGATGGTCGACGAGGAAATCGAGGACGCGATGAAGTACGCGAAATGCGCCCTCGAGTACAAGGACGAATGTCCTGCTCTTGCGAAAACTTTTTACGAGCTTTCCGGTGAAGAGATGCATCACATGACGATGCTACACGCTGAGGTCGCCGGCGTCATCCAGAAGTATAAGCAGGAGAAGGGCGAGCCGCCCGAGGGCATGAAGTGTCTCTATGACTATCTGCACAGGAAGCAGATCGAGAGAGCTGCCGAGGTTCGGACGATGCAAGGGATGTTTCGAGAGGGATGAGCGAGCCCAAAAAATGATGCACTATTAGCCAAAAAGGCCTCTGCCCGCAATGGGTAGAGGCCTTTTATGCGAGGGTAACTGCGGGGGTAACAGGATAGAAATATTGGGCATAATCGAGAATTTGCCAGAATAGTCTAAATATGAAAAAACCTCGGAACCGCAACGGTTTCGAGGTTTTTCTTGGTCCGAGTGGCGAGACTTGAACTCACGGCCTCTTGACCCCCAGTCACCGAAAAACGACGGAATATCAACGGGAAATCGTTCGATGGGGGTAACGAGGGGGTAACAGAAAAACTATATCGCATCGGTGATTTTTCGAAGGTCGGTGAGGTTGACATCCTGATAATACCGCAGCATTTCGGGGCTTGCGTGACCGATCAGCTCGAGTTTGTCCTTGTCCGATGCCTGAATGTTTTTCATCAGCGTCGCGAACGTATGACGGCATGTATGGGGGGAATACTTGTGCCGCTTGTTTTCGATTGGATTGTCAATGCCGATTGCCTTTAATGTGGGATAGAAAACCTCGTCGCGGAAATAGTCATACCTGAACGCTTTTCCTTCTTCGTTACAGAACAGCGCGCCGGATATCTTGTCTTTCGCCAGCCGGTCTATGATGGGCTGAATCTTGGGTGATATCGTGACGGTTCTATTCTTGCCCGCTTCAGTCTTGATACCAGCGCGAAGCACCTTTTCTTTCTTGTCGTAGTTATCAATCGACAGGCCGAGAAATTCTGTAGGGCGGAAGCCGAGGTAACACATGCAGTAGATATAGTCGGCGTATGGAATCACGCCGCACGCCTCTTTTATCTTCTCGATCTGGTCGGCATCAAAGCTCGCGCGCGGCGCGGCGTTTTCGCCGGTGACGGTGAGATACGGGGCCATACTCATAGGGGCATATCCGCGCGGAACGGCATACTTGTAGATCAGGCTGCACACGGTGCGCATATTCTTTTTCGTCTGTTTGGCGCGCGGGCAGTCATCAATGCATTCTTGGATGTCATCAATCTCGACCGCGGCCAGCTTCATAAATTCGATCGGTGCAAAATACTTTTCGGCAGCGGCGTAGCAATTCAGCGTGGACTTGTCGGCGCGATGCGTTGGGAACCAAAGCTCATATGCCTTGCGCCAAGTGATATCCTTTTCACGGGGCTTTTGCGTCCGCAGCATGGGGATATATTCTAAGGCTTCTCGTTTTGTGCGGAAGCCGCATTTTTTCGCTTTCACGCGGGTCAGATTGCCGTCTTCTTCACGGTAGCCTTTGGTGATTTCGGCTACCCATGAAGAGCCGCGCTTATAGACCGTCCCCGTCCCGTTGCCGCGTTTTGTGGCTTTTCGGTCGACAGATGCTTGCTTTTTTCCGCATATAGGACAAAACAGCGCGCCATCCGGCAGCGCTGCTTTACATTTGATGCAATTCGCCATGTCAGCCCCTCCAAAATCCATAGTCGACGCAGTGCATATCGATATACAAACCCCATGCAGCCAGCAACACCACCATGATAAACAGAATTAAAATCACGCCGTTTCGGATACGGACGCCGCGCCGCATGATCTCAATGGTATCAGCCTTTGCGTCAACATGGCGTTCCAACTCATCATTGCGCGCCTGCAAAGTTTCCTCGGTCGGCGTCAAGTGTTCGGAAATTCCGAATATTTCATCAAGGGATATGCCGAGCACCTTGCAGATCGGCGCGACGGTATAAATGGACGGGGCTTTCGACAGCTTGGAAAAGAAGTTCTGGACGGTGGACAGCGGCACGCCGGAAGCGTCGGAAATGTCCTGATAGGTCAGTTTCAGTTCTTCTTTACGGATTCTACACAGCTCTTGAATGTTCATTTATATCACCTTAACTTTTCCGGTTTTCGTACTTTTGGGGTGCCAAAAGTGGGTCTGTCGAACGCGGTCGAATGCCGTCGTGTTGCAAGGTCTTGGTATTGAAGTGGTAAGGTAAAGCGCGATATGGTCAAAGCAAGCAGCGGCGACCGCTCCCCGCTGCTGCTGAAAAGCCCTCGCCGGTGTTGCAGAGGCGGCGAGGGCTTTTACTTAAATATCCGGGAAAGAATCTTTTGGCACTATATCAGTGCTCATATTCCCGTTGGATACTTTATAGAGAGTAAGCGTCCAACCGTAAACCATCTCGTCATCTGCGGTAAATTCAAACATTTCGTTGCATTTGAAGTACTCGGTGTTTTCACCAAACTTATATTCTTTCCCGTACCAGTCCGAACCATACGCATAATAGATTTCGTATGTCCCGAGAGGAACATCTACTTCGGCACTTTTTGCCGACACGAGGAAAGACATCGCTCCGTTAGATATTGCCTCTCTGTCGATTGGGTTTAGCACGATATAGAAATTTGAGCCGCCGGCGGTTTGTACTGTCAAAGGTGCGACCTGATCGCCAGACGGATATGTGACAATCTGTCCGTTTTGAATGGGCACAGGCTGCAATGGAACGAGCCTGCCGCCCCCGCCGCCAGTTGTTTCAGTTGTTGACTTTATTGGTGGGGTGTCATTCATGTCAGATTCTTTCAAAGGGACATCTTTTTCGATTGAAATCCAGATGACCCCGCAGATGACGAGCGCGAAGCACAATGGTTTCAATGCTGCCAGCAGAAGATCAACTTCCGGAGAGCGCCGCTTCCTATTTGGCTGCTTCTGCCTGTTTCGCTTGGCTTCGTTTTCTAAAACCATTTGACGATAGACGCGGTATTGCTCGACGGTCATTCCCATCATGAACGCGTCGTATTCTTCTTGCGTCATTTGAGTTAGGCCGGGAGATTCGTCAAATTCATCAACTGTTGGTTCAACGGGATAATCATGGATATCGCGTGAGGCGGATTCCGGCTCAACCTGCGTCGAGGTTTCTGATACCGCCTCATCAGGGGCAGGCTGCTTTGACTTAGAGGACACCGCCTTAATGACTTTCTTTACTTTGCGGTGCTGGTAGTGCGCTTGCTTTTCAAAGTAATTCGGGTCGGTATACAATCCCATGCACAAGACCTCCTAAAACCATTCCGCCGTGGCGAAATGAACCTCGGCGCGGTATATGATAAGTGAAACTATTTACATACGGAGGATACATAGATGAAAGACATCGACAGCGAAATCTTACAGGCGTTCCGCGATCTCAGCGATGAACAGAAACGTATCATTCTTGATTCTTTAGCGCCTGCAACTGTGCCAGCAGCATCTTCTTTTGATCGTCCGTAAGTGTGCGGACATATTCCATTAACTGAGATTCCATCGGGGAAAGGCCGACGTCCTTCGGGGCGGCGGCTTCTTTTTCTGCGCAGTCGTCCCCTATTAGATCGGCAACAGTCACGTGGAAATAGTTTGCCAATTTTTCCCGAGTAGTATCATTTGGCATTTTCCCTTTTTTCCATCCGGTCGCAGCAGCATTTGAAAGGCCGATTGCTTTGGCTACACCTGATGGGTTCAGACCGTTTTTAGTGCAGAGGGATACGAAATTTTTGTAAAAAGTAGTTAATTCCATAGGACGTTTTTGAACAGATCGACGAAGATAGAAAAGTTAACAATTTTGCCTTGACTTCTAACTATTCTAACCGTATAATTTGGACGTGGAGTTGAAAAAGGGAACATAAAACCAGACCCCGACGATTCATTCGTCCGTGTCAAGCTCTTATGTGGTTCGGCTATCTGCATAATAGCACGGTTAGTTAACTTATGCAACCCCAAATTTGACTGCGGCAGGAAAAGGAAGCCGCCCCGATGCGTGAGCATCAAGGCGGCTGCGGGGCAAAAATGTGCGAGTAGCTTCATCTTTTCTCCTGTTAGCTGACCTACTTTCGCCGGTTAGCTAAGGCGATGGCGGCAAGAGAACGAACGTCCTTGTCCTCGTGATGCATCAACTTGCCAGCAAGCGACGCGAGCTCGGACGAAGTGTGTGCTGCGTTTCTCATGCGATCACCCCCTTTTATGGAGATAACCCCGCGAAAGCAGTATAGCAAACTTCCCTGCCGCAGTCAACAAAATTAACAGAATGAAAAGGGAGGAATGGCTTTGCTTGAAGCATGGACTGGCCGTGCAGTCGGAAAGATGCACACCAACCGCATTTCGTTTGAAGAAGTCGCGGCTGAGATGGGCGTGACAAGAGCCTATATCAGCATGATCTTGAACGGAAGGCGCAAGCCGCCCGATGCGCGAAAGCGAGTGGAGGGCGCAATCGACGCGATCATTGAACGGCGCGCCGAGGATAAGGAGGACGCATGAACGAGCTAATCAAGATCACTTACAACAATGACCGCCCTGCGGTCTCTGCGCGAGACCTGCACGACTTTCTCGAAGTGAAGACGGCTTATAAAGACTGGTTCCCGAGAATGTGCGAGTACGGGTTCACCGAGGGCGAAGACTTCTGCTCATTTTTGAGCGAAAGTACCGGAGGCCGCCCCGCGCAGGACGCGGTTCTCACCATCGACATGGCGAAAGAGCTTTGCATGATCCAGCGCAATGAAAAGGGCAAGCAGGCCCGCCAGTATTTTCTTCAAATCGAAAAGGACTGGAACAGCCCGGAGAAAGTCATGGCTCGCGCGCTGCAAATCGCAGGGGACAAGCTCAAGCGGCTTGAAAGCAAGGTCGAGGCCGACGCGCCGAAGGTGCTTTTTGCCGATGCGGTCAGCGCAAGCAAGACTTCGATCCTCGTCGGTGAGCTGGCGAAGTTGCTGAAACAAAACGGCGTGGATATCGGGCAGCATCGGCTGTTCCGTTGGATGCGCGAAAACGGCTATCTGATTCGCCGGAACGGCACGGACTTCAATATGCCAACGCAAAAATCAATGGACTTGGGGCTTTTCACCGTTAAGGAAACGGCGATCACACATTCTGACGGCACGGTGACGGTGAGCAAGACCACGAAAGTCACCGGCAAAGGCCAGCAGTATTTCATTCAGAAGTTTCTTGGAGAGGAAGTAGCACGCAAATGACGGTGGAAGAAATGCTTGCATCGGACAAGCCGGTGCTGACACCGGCGGATATCGCGCCGGTACTCGGGCGGAAGCCCTATTCGATCAGCATTGCGGCGAAAGACCATCCCGAACAGCTCGGATTTCCGGTCAGCCGCATCGGAACGATCACGGTCATCCCGCGGCTTTCGTTCCTGAAATTTCTTGGATATGAGGTGGAGGCATGATCGACACGTTATTTTTCGGCAGCATCGCCGCTACGGTGATCGTGCTCAACGGCTGCGACTTCACGACGAGCCTCGCAGTCATCGGCGCGTGCGCGGTGTGCAAGGTGCTGTATGAGCTGCTGCCGTATATCGACAGGGGGTGCAGACGGTGAGACGGCACGACAAGCGCACGAGAGAGCAGCGCAAGGCGGACGAGGCGATGCTTTTTGCCGGTATCTGCCTGTTGCTGGCGGCGGTGCTCATCGCGGTCTCGGCGATGATGTGATGTACCGCTGCGAATGGTGCGGGCTGACCTTTGACGAGCCCGACGGCTTGCGCAGGCGCGAGAACCTTGACGGTGAGCGCGGCGTGGAGACGCAAACGACACTATGCTGCCCCTTCTGCGGGGCGGAAGACATCGAGGTAAAGAAAGATGAAGATGCAGAAGATATCGACGCGCGGGATGAGCCGCAAGGAGTGGCTTAAAGAGCGCAAGAAGAGTCTCGGCGGCAGCGACATGGGCGCGGTGCTGGGGCTGAACAAATACCGCTCGCCATACACGGTATGGGCGGAAAAGACCGGCAGGATCGGTGAAGAGCCGGAAAACGAGGCGATGCGGCAGGGGCGTGATCTTGAGCAGTACGTCGCGAGCCGCTTTGAAGAAGTGAGCCGCATGCCGGTGCGCCGGATGAACTACCTGATGCGCCGCAATGACTGCCCACACCTGCATGCAAACATTGACCGAAAGGTGGTCGGACTTAACGCGGGTCTTGAGTGCAAGACTGCGAGCGCGCTGAGCCTCAAGCGCTACGAGGGCGGGGATTTCCCCGAGAGCTACTATGCACAGTGCGTGACGTATCTTGCCGTGACCGGCTGGGCGCGGTGGTATCTCGCGGTGCTGGTGCTGGGCAAGGGCTTTTACTGCTACCAGATTACGACAACTCCCACCGATGACACACCGGAATGGTGCGAGAGCAGCGTATATGTCAGCCCGGAAGAGATCGAGGCTCTGAAACGCTGCGCCGCGGACTTCTGGCACGACTACGTGGAGGCTGACAGCCCGCCGCCGATGGACGGTATGGAGAGCACGACGGAGACGATCACGAGCATCTACGAGGGCGGAGGCGACGAGGTTGAGCTGTTCGGGCGCGAGAGCCTGATCGAGCAATATCAGTACCTGATGAGCCAAAAGAAAATCATCGAGGAGGACGCGGACACCATCAAGCAGCAGCTCATGAACGACCTCGGCGACAACGAGCGCGGCTACTGTGGGCGATTCACGGTCGATTGGAAGGGGCAGAGCCGCCAGACGTTCGACGCGAGGGCGTTTGCCAAGGATCACCCAGAAATGGACTTGAGCAGTTACTACAAAACGACAAATTTCCGCAAATTTGCGGTGAAGGAGGACAAGGAAAGATGAAGGAAGGATTGATTCAGAATGCGCAGGCGATGCAGAAATCACCTCAGCAGAAGCAGGTATCCGTCACGGCGTTGGTAAACGATATGCTTGACCGCGACGGTATGCGCAAGCGCTTTGACGAGCTGCTTGGCAAGCGCGCGCCGCAGTTTATTTCGTCCATCGTTTCGATGGTCAATGCAGACAAAAATTTGCAGCAGGCCTTTTACGAATCCCCGATGACGGTCATTCAGTCCTCGCTGAAAGCGGCGATGTTTGACCTCCCCATCGACCAGAGTTTGGGCTACGCCTACATTGTGCCATTCAAGAACTACAAGAAGGATATTGGCGCAAAAAAGATGGAAGCGACATTCATTTTCGGCTGGAAAGGTATGCACCAGCTCGCACTTCGCACGGGCGCATACAAGACCATCAACGTCGTGGACGTGCGCGAGGGCGAATTGAAAAGTTACAACCGCCTGACCGAAGAGGTTGACATTGATTTCGTTGAGGACGAGGACGCGCGCGAGGCGCTTCCTGTCATCGGATACGTCGGTTATTACCGCCTTATCAATGGGGCCGAAAAGACTGTTTACATGAGCGTCAAGGCCATCACCGCACATGAAAAGAAATTCCGCAAAGGTGAATATCAGGGGAAAGGCTGGCGCGATGATTGGGACGCCATGGCGCGCAAGACTGTCTACCGCATTTTGATTGGCAAGTGGGGTGTTATGTCCATCGACTACCAGACGCGCGACGCGGGCAAACAGCTTGCCGACGTGATCGCCGCAGATGCGCAGGAAGAGGAATCCATTGACGCCAACTACACCGTGGACGAGACGACCGGCGAGGTCATCGAAAGCGACGGTGACGCACAGTGAGCATGAATCGCGTGTGCCTGATGGGACGCATCGGGCGTGACTTGGAGCTGAAAAAGACGAACAGCGGCGTATCCGTTGTGTCGTTCCCTCTTGCCGTTGATCGCAACGGCAAAGAGGGCGGCACAGACTGGATCGATGTCGTCGCATGGCGCGGCACGGCGGAGGTGCTCTGCAACTACGCCGGACGCGGGCGGTTGATCGGCGTCGAGGGGCGCTTGCAGATGCGCGACTGGACGGACAAGAACGGCAACAAGCGCAGGAGCTACGAGGTGCAGGCTGACAGCGTGTATTTCGCAGACAACAGGCGCGCGGAGGGCAATGATACCACCGCACCGCAATACGCCGTAGAGAGCGCCGCAGGCGGCTTTGCAGAGGTCAGCGAGGACGACGGCGGGCTGCCGTTCTAAGGGAGTAGTCTATGGCAAAGAGCGGGATCGATTACTTTCCGCTTGATGTCACATTGAACGCAAAGTTTGAACTGATAGAAGCAGAATTTGGCTTGACAGGATTTGGTGTAGTCGTTCACTTGCTGCAAGAGATTTACGGCAAGGCGGGTTACTACATTGAATGGACAGAGGAGGTTGCGCTTTTGTTCGCCCGCAAGGTCGGGTTGGGCGGGAGCGTCGTTTCCGAAATAATAGAGGCTTCTATCAGACGAGGGATGTTCGACAAAGAGAAGTATGACAAGTACCACGTATTGACCTCTAAAGGCATACAGGAAAGGTACTTCGAGGCAGTCAGCCGCCGCAAAACTCTTGAAGTCGATTACAACATCCTTCTGGTTGATGTTGCCCAAATTTTGCCCAATGTTTACATTTCTGCGAAAAATGTAAACATTTTTTCAAAAAATGCTGACATCGAACGACAAAGTAAAGTAGAGAAAAGTAGAGTAGAGAAGAGTAAAGAAGAGTACATATTATGCGCTGAGCCGCAAGCGGCTGACGCGCCGCCGGTGATTTCTTTGCCGCTGAATGACGGGACTTTTTTCGACGTGTCGGAGAACGACAGGGCCAAATGGTCGCAGCTCTATCCGAACGTTGACGTTCTGCAACAGCTCAGAAACATGGCAGGGTGGTGCGATGCAAACCATACCAAGCGGAAGACTCGCGGAGGGATTAAGCGTTTCATCACCGCTTGGCTTGCCAGAGAGCAGGACAAGGGCGGCAAAGCGCCGCAGAATAGGCCGTTTGTCGGCGGCGATGTATTCGCCGAGATGCTTGAGGAGGAAAAGAACCGTGGAAAGAGCTGACGTAATTAGCCTTTTAGGGCGTTTAAAGCAGGCTTATCCGCAGGCCTATGCCAAGATGACCCGCGCAGAAGCCGAAGAGCTGGTTTCCCTCTGGTCGGACATGCTGGGCAATGAAGACCCCGCCGAAGCGATGGACGCAGTGAATGCGCTGATCGCCGAGGATACGAGGGGATTCCCCCCGAAGGTCGGCCAAGTGCTTGCAAAAATCAGGGGCACAGCTTCCCCGCGAGTCTCGGTGGCGTGGATGAAGCCATACATCGAGAGGATAGCCGAACAGGAGGAATTCATGCCGAGCGTATCGCGTTATGCGAGAGAACACGGGATGACGTGGGAAGCGGCGGCTGCCGAAATGGCGGGCGGTGCGCCGTGAGCGGGTATCGCGGGGGCATTTTCAAGTGCCCGTTTTACTCGCGGGACTACCGCGACTATCTCAACTGCGAGGGTGCGCAAGTCAAGCTGCCGAAAGAAGAGCTGGACGAATACACGCGGCGCTACTGCGCCAACGAAGAATGGCGGCGTTGCCCGATCGCCCGGGCGCTGACGCTGCACTACGAAAGGACGGAGAACCGATGAGCGAAAGAAACAGAGACAAGATCAAGAAGCTCAAATACGAGCTTGGCCGCTACGAAAAGCGCTGCGGCGACCTGATGAAGCTGAACGCGCAGCTTTCCAAGCGCGCCAGCGGCGTTGCCGAAATCAGCATTGCAACCGACGCGCTGCTTGCGCAGGTGGCGATTGCCTACGGTGAGGACGCAGTAGACCCCGACACGGGGGCGGTCATCGGCAAACGCCTGACGCTGCCAAAGTTCGACGCACGGGAAACCTATCGTAAGTACGAAGTGCATGCCAGAAGGGATGGCGAAAACTACATCATCGGCGTCGGCCTGCGGGACGATCCCGCGGACAGCAAGGCGGAGGCACACGATGGCACTGACATCAGCTGACCTTGCACGGCTCGGGCCGCAGGCGCAGAAGCAGGTGCTTGACAAGCTGGCAGGCACGCAGAAGCCGAAGAAAAGCAAGTACGGCAACCGCAAGGTCGTGCGCGACGGCATCAAGTTTGATTCCGAGCGCGAGGCGGCGCGGTTCGGCGAGCTGAAAGTGCTGCGCGCGATGGGCAAGATTCGCGATTTACGGTTGCAAGCGAATTTTACGCTCGTTGATGGATACACGACCATCGAGGGCGAGAGAATCAAGCCGATGGTCTACCGCGCGGATTTTGTTTACGAGCGAGCAACTGGGCCGGACTGCAACGGCACGGTGCATTGGCTGCGCGAGGTCGAGGACGCAAAGGGCGTGAAAACGAAAGACTATCTGCTGAAAAAGAAACTGATGCAGGACAAGTACGGCATCACGATCCGCGAGGTGTGAGATGAGCTTTGAGCACTGCCACAGCTGCCTGCCACCCGTGCGCTATCCCGGCTGCCAGGACCATTGCCCGCATTATGCGGAGGATATTGCGAAGGTCCGGGCGGCGAAGGCCGAAGAGAAGCGGCAGACGCAGGCAAAAGACGATTATTTGGGAGCGCGCCAGTTCAAAACGCGGCGTGGCCAAAAGCTGAGAAAATAAAGGGAGCAAGAAAAGATGTTGACAGAAAAAGAGTTGGGCGAACGGCTCAAAAATGTTCGCGAAGTGCGCCACATCAGCCAGTTTCGGCTTGGCGAAATGGTGGAATGCGGGCAGGGACATATTGGGAAGCTGGAAAAGGGTGAGCACTACCCGAAGTTGCCGACGCTGTACAAGATCAGCGAAGCGCTGAATATTTCCGTAAGTGATATTTTGACGGAATCTCCGTCGTCAAAGGATGGGATGCTGTCACCGGAGGAAGTGGGCGCAAACATCCGCAAATGGAGAACCATGCGGGGGCTTGGCGTGAAGAAACTGGCAGAAAAGTCAGGCGTATCGCGCAACAGCATTCGAAACCTTGAGACCGGCAAGTGCATGAGCTTTTTAACCACGTATCAGTACATTGCCGAAGCGCTGGGTGTGACCGTCGGGACGCTGCTCGGAGAGGTGCAGGAAAATGAGTGAGAACACGAACCACGTGCCGTTTAAGACGGTCGTATATCCACAGCTCAGGGAAGCTTTGCAGGAATCCGGTATCACCCCGCCGGAGTTGAGCAAGAAGCTCGGTGTTTCCCCGCTCTGCGTGTGGCGATGGACAACGGGGAAGAACGAATTCAGTATTCGCGTGATTAAGGCGATTCTTGCGGTGACTGGGCTGACATTTGAAGAGGCTTTCGGGGAGGTGCGCGCATGAGCAAGATCATGAGACCGAAGACGCCGTTTGAGTTTTGCGCTTATCCGGCGCTCAAGGAAGCGTTGGAAAAGACGAACTACAATCAAACCGAACTGGCGCAATCCCTCGGCGCATCGCAGTTTACGGTGTCGGCGTGGGTGCGCGGCGACCGCGATACAACGGTGCGGCTGCTGCTGGCGCTCGAAGATTTGACGGGGATGACGTTCCGGGAGCTGTTCGGAGAATGCGAGGGGAGAAGATGAAGGTTTTAGAGCTTTTTGCGGGGACGCGAAGCATCGGCAAGGCGTTTGAAGCCCACGGTCACGAAGTGTTTTCTGTCGAGTGGGACAAGCACTTTGAAAACATTGACCTGTATGCCGACATCATGACGGTCAAGGCTGATGACATCATTCAGCGGTTCGGCAGACCGGATGTTATATGGGCAAGCCCGGACTGCACGACATTCAGCATTGCGGCAATCAGCCATCACAGACGCAAGAACTTCGTTACCGGCAATCTTGATCCTGTCAGCGATTATGCGAGATTCTGCGATGCAGTCGATCAGCATGTTTTACAGCTTATCCGTGAGCTGAAACCGAAGTTTTACTTCATCGAAAATCCCCGTGGTGGCATGAGAAAGATGACCTGGATGCAGGGGCTTCCCCGTTACACGGTTACATACTGCCAGTATGGGGACACAAGAATGAAGCCAACTGACATCTGGACAAACCATCCTGATCCGCAGTTTAAGCCGATTTGCAAAAACGGTGATCCATGCCACGAAAGAAGCCCACGCGGGGCAACCATCAGGAAGGCAAAGCAAATGGGTATCATCCTTCCCCGTGGTGGAACAAGTGCGCTGAAGAACAGTATGGAAAGGTCAAAGATTCCTCCCGCCCTGTGCCAGCACATTGTAGAAATCTGTGAGGAGGCGGAGTGATGGAACGACTGACACAACGACTTAGGACCGGAGAGGTCCTTATGGCATCAGAGTACGAGGAGAAATACACGGAGCAAGAGTGGATTAGCGTGCTGCAAGACCGCCTCGCCGCCTACGAGGACACGGGGCTGACGCCGGAGGAAATTAACGATTTGGCGAGTGTGCGGGAAATACCGCCAGAAGCAGAATACGCCATTAACAAACACGCTGACAGCATCATCGAACGGCTCGACAAGTTGCTCGCGCAGACAGATGACGATGTCCGCCTGCGCGAGCTGGCCGAGGCTGACAAGGATGGGCGGCTGGTGGTGCTGCCGTGCAAGGTGGGCCAGCGGGTGTTTGCCTTACTGGACACGGACAAGCATATAAGCGAGTGCGAGGTTAAGCAGATCGGGTTGGGTAATGAGATTGGCTTTGTTGGCATCGAGCCAATAGGCGCTCGCGGAAGGGAATACGGAGTATCGATAAAGGGCTTCGGCAAGACCGTATTCCTCACCCGCGAGGAGGCGGAAGCGGCATTGGAGGCGATGAAGGATGAGTAAGGCTGTTATGCTGAGCATCCGCCCCAAGTGGTGTGAGAAGATCGCTAACGGCGAAAAGACTATCGAAGTCCGCAAGACCAAGCCGAAACTGAACACGCCGTTTAAGTGCTATATCTACTGCACGCTGCCAAAATATCCGCACGAGGACTTCATTGCGACGGACTATCCAAGGCCACAGTTTTACGGCGGCGGCAAGGTCATTGGCGAGTTTATCTGCGACGCAATTACCCGTGTGAACATCTGCGGATTCTGGGACGATAGCGGGAAGCAGCTCGACAATCGGCTCAAAGATACTTGCTTAACCTCAGAAGAGTTCAGAAACTACTTCGGCGAAAATGTCGGTTACGGCTGGCATATCGTCAACCTGAAAATATACGACGCGCCGCGCGAATTGAGTGAGTTCCGCCGAGCGTGCCCGAATAGCTGGTATTGCGAGAGTTGTGCCATGTACTGGGAAAACAACGGAACCTGCGGAAACGAGAGCTTGCAGATCAAACGCGCGCCGCAGAGCTGGTGCTATGTGGAGGAGGTACGCGATGAACATTGCTGAAAATGTTGATTGTATGAAGGCGATGAAGAAGCTGCCGGACAAGGCTTTTGACCTCGCTGTGGTCGATCCGCCGTATTTCAGCGGGCCGGAGCGGCGCGGATATTATGGCTGCAAGGTCAGCAAAATCGGCGTGCACAGAGCCTACCACATATCGCCGAAGTGGGACATTCCGACATGTGAATATTTCGATGAGCTGGAACGGGTCGCAAAGCGCTATATCGTTTGGGGCTGCAACTATTTCGACTATCACTTTGCGCCGGGGCGCATTGTTTGGGACAAGTGCAACGAGGGCAGCTCTTTTAGCGATTGCGAGATCGCAGCTACAAACTGCCATGACAGCGTGCGGCTTTTCCGCTACATGTGGAATGGCATGATGCAGGGCAAAAGCATCGCAGAGGGGTTTATCCAGCAAGGGAATAAGGCACTGAACGAGCAGCGCATCCATCCGACGCAGAAGCCTGTGGCGCTTTACGTGTGGTTGCTGCAGAAGTACGCCAAGCCCGGAGACAAGATACTCGATACACACCTCGGCAGCGGAAGCAGCCGCATCGCTGCATTGGAGCTTGGACTCGATTTTGTGGGGTACGAAATTGACGAGCACTACTACGAAGCGCAGGAAAGGCGCTTTGAGGAATGCATCTCACAAGGGAGTTTGTTTTTTTCGGGAGGTGGCGTGCGATGAAACGTGAGCGGTGACGATTTTTGCAGCTACGGAGAGCCGAAGGAGGGGTAATGAATGGACGTTGTCGGGCGAAAAGTTGTTAAAACGCGGGCGGCTCATGTGTGCTTTGGTTGCGGGCGCAAATTCGAGCAAGGGGCTATGATGGAGCGCAGTTGCGTTTTCGATGGAACGCCGTGGACGTGCTATCTGTGCGAGAGCTGTCAGAAAGCGTCTTCTGAGTTAGGATGGCAAGACGAGTATGGATTTGGAGACTTGCGCGAACGTTCGCTTGAGATTGAGATGGAGGCGCTCCATGCTAACGATCACGATTAAAGCCAACGTCCCCGCCGCTGACGCGCAGGGCATTAAGGAGCGCATCGCCATGGACATTGAGCGCTACGGAGACTGTAAGGTCGTGAAGATCGAGAGCGACCGGGGGCGGGAAGAACAGCTACAAATGAAATAACGCCTGCGGGCGAAAAAGAAAGGAATTTTGCTATGAAAAAGTACATCGGAACGAAACTTATCGAGGCGGCACCGGCTATCCGCAAGGGCGGCAAAGTTTACGAGAAGACCCATCCCATCCCGAGAAGCATGGACACCGAGGAAGATGGCTACAAAGTCCGCTACCCTGACGGGTACGAATCTTTCAGCCCGAAGCAGGTTTTTGAAGAGGCGTATCGCCCGACTGACGGGCTGAGCTTTGGACTTGCTATCGAGGCAGCGAAGAAAGGAATGAAGATCGCACGCCGCGGTTGGAACGGTAAGAACCAGTACGTCGAGCTTGCGGAGCGTATCAGCTACGAGAACGCCGTGCACGAGGTAATTAACGCCAATCACGAGGCCATCGGAAACAAAGCGCTTGCCTTTGTTGGCACGTCCGGCGTACAGCTCGGATGGCTAGCCTCGCAGGCCGACATGCTGGCTGATGACTGGGTGATCGTCGGGGAAGCGGTGGCCGAATGAGCATCAACATCAAAAAGTACACCAAAGACCAGATGGCGAAGATGGTGGAGGACGCGCAGGAGAAGACTGCGGCGCTTGAAGCAGAGATCATCGAGCTGAAAAACTGTATCGACGAGAAGAATGATCTGATTGCCGAATATGCGAATTTAAAGGCGGCGATGCAGCGAAAGAACGCCGCTCTGACTGAGCAGATTAGCCAGATGAATGGCAAGGCCATCACCCGCGAGAATGTGATCGCGAATCTGAAAGCTGACGCGGACGCGATGCGGAACAAGCTCGATGCCACCGAGGCGGCGCTTTGGCGGGCGAATGCAGAGTTGACGGATTCTGCAGCTGAAAAGAACGCGCTGCGGAATGACGTAACTAAAATGACGGATAGAGCCGCTTTTGAGCTTGGGCGCGCCAATTACGCAGAAGCCCACCCGTGGCACAACCTGTGGGCGTGGCTCAAAAGAAAGCTCAAAATGGCATAAGAAGAGGCGGGGCGAAAGCCCTGCTTCTCTTTTTGCCGTGAGGGAGAACCCCTTTCTTTTCTTTTATATTTCTTTTCTTTCGGGAGAGGGTGCTATATGCAGGATGTATCTATGTTGTGTGTATGTAACTATACAAGGGAGAGCACAGGAAGAGGGAGAGAAAGTTTCCACGCCCGTGGTGAGAAATAAAAGATGGCGT